ACACCGACTACAACCTTGCACCCGGCAACGCCGCACTTGACGGCTTCCCTTACACGCAAGTCGATGTGAGCGTCACCTACCCAAAGAACTTCCCAAAGAATGTCTATCGGGCCGTGCAGATCGTGGGAGTGTTCGGCTTCCCTGCCGTGCCAAGCGCCGTGATCCAGAGCGCACTGATTCAAGCCAGCGCAGTCTGGTCATCAAGGACCTCGCCGTTCGGCGTGATCGGCTCGGCTGACCTCGGCGGCATCTTGCGCCAGACACGCGCACTGCATCCAGAGGCGCAGGTGTTGCTGGAGGCATACCGCAAGCGAGCTGGTCTGGTTCGGTGAACGACGCCACGATCCTCGCTGGACTCGCTGCACATCTCACGGCGGCAACGCCACCGAGCGGCTACACGCTGCGACAAGTTCACACCTTCCCGCCGGACAATCTCGCCGTGGTCCCAGCCATCGTGCTGATCCCAGGCGACGACTCGATCAGCTACGGGGCGAGCAATCGCCAGGTCGTGCTGACCATCAACGCCACGGTCTACATCCAGCCACAGGCTGACCTCGGCCGCAAGTACGCTGACCTGATGGCGTGGCGCACCTGGCTGCGAGACAGCCTCATTGACGGCGTGACACTTGATGGCACCTCCACCGTGGCGCAAGCCAGCGTGACCTCAACGGCAATCGGCACCGACACTTGGGCAGATCAGGACTACCTGACAATCTCTGCCACAGTAGAGGTCGCAGTCGTAGAAGCAATCAGCACTTCAGCGTAGAATCAACCCCACGCCGCACTGCGGCAGAAGACAAGGAGAACTAAATGCCAGCCGCCTCCGCAGGGAATGTTCTATTCAGCAAACTCGTTGCCTTCAAGGAGGCGACTCCTGGCACCATCCCTACGCTGACCTCAGGCGGCCGCAAGCTGCTCGTCTCGCCAACTGGCGTGATCAGCGACGGCACCACGATTGAACTTGGCGCCGAGCGATCCGTTGCACTTCGCAACCCGCTCATCTCCACGACTGGCACCATCGTCTCCATTGAGCCAACACTGAGCGCCACCGTTCCTGCGGTGAGCGTCGGTGAACTTCCAATCTGGCTGTCAATGCTCGGCACGGCAACGCCTGCCGGTACAGCAGCTCCCTACATCTGGGACTACGACTGGTCAATGACCGCAAGCAACAACCCAAAGTCGTACACCTTGATCGCCACCGACGGCGTACAGCAGTACGCGGCGAACTACTGCTTGGCTGAGTCCGTCACCATCGCCGCTGATCGAAGTGGCTTGACGAACTTGAGCGCCTCGCTCTTCGCGCAGAACATCGCCAAGAACTCAGCAGTGCTTGCAGAGACCACGCCAACTTCAGGCTTCTTGGCTGGGCGACTCTGGACCGCGTTCCAGAGCGGCACCGTCTTCCCAGGCACGGCGTCAGGGACGGCATACAACTACTTGCTGGACTTCTCGCTGGAGTTCAACGCAGGCTTGATGCGTCAGTCGTATCTGGCTGGCACAACCGTCTTTAGCACGCACTCTGAGTCGGCTCCGTTCACGGGAACCTTGACGATGACCGTGAGCAGCACTTCATCAGCGGTGAGTGTCTGGTACGACGCCTATCGAGCTGCAACGCCAGTCGGCGTGCGACTCGCCTGGAGCGACGGCACCAACACGGCGAACATTATGACGATGATCGTGCCGACCGAAGTGCAGCAGATGGCTGGCGCCGAAGACGGCCTCACGACGATGGCAGTCACCGGCACGCTGGTCTACGACCCGACCAGCGCGAAGAGCCTCAGGATCATTGTAGGGAGCGACCTCGCAGCCCTGCCATAAGTTAGAGAGAGTAGGAGGAGCAAATGGCACAGAGCAAGCCGACCTTTCGCACTGTTGAAGTGAATCTCCCTGCACCCTTTGAGGGCTGGACGGCGACGATGCGCGCCGAGGGAGTCCCTGCGCGAGTCTTCATCGAGCTACAGAGTGGAAATGTGGAGCGCGCGATGAACGCAGTTGCGCGCCTGATCGTGGCGCACAACTTCCTTGATGAGACTGGCGAGCCGGCGGCGACCGTGCTTGATGCACCGATGGATGCGCTGACTGAGTGCATTAGCAAGTGGAGCGACGCGGTAGCAGCACTCCCCCCTCGCTGAGGCTTGACGCACAGAGGCTGGCGGCAGGTCGTTCCATCTCGCCTCACCCGCTACTCGTGGCACACTTGATCGGCAAAGAGTTCGGCATCGCGCCGCACGAAGTGCTTGAGTGGGATGCTGGCGACTTCCAGCGCACCGCGCAACTGATGTCAGACCTACAGCCAAAGGAGCCGATGAGCCGTGGCCGCTAACTCGCAAGACAGGCTGACGATCTCCTTCAGCGTGGATGCCAACTATGAGGCGCTGCGCCTCGGCTTCCTTGAGGGATCAAACCCATCTGCCTACAAGCGCCTACTCAGCATCGCCACCCTAAACGCGACCCGCACGATGGTGAATCCGATGCGCGCTGAGGCGCCAATCGGTAAGACGACGCAGAACCCTGGGCGACTTCGCAAGGCAGTCACTGCACGCCGCGCACGCTTCGGCACGCCAGCGGCTGTGGTCGGACCGCGTGCCGGGCGTAACCGAGCAGGCGCCAATGGCGGCGCGTGGTATCGCTGGTTCGTCACGAGCGGTATTAGTGGAGTGCGGCAAACCAAGAGCGGCCCGAAGGCTGTGAAGGCGGTGCCTGCCAATCCGTTCGTGACGCGCGTCTCCGGCAACTCGACCTATCAGGCTCGTGCGATGGAAGCGATGGCAAAGACGGTAGAATCATTCTTCAACAACGAAGCGTTCAAGAACACCATCCTGCGATTCAAGAGAAGGTGACCAATGGCATTCGGATCTGACCGCTCAGCGAACTTCGTCATCGCGGCGAAGGACGCCGCCACCAAGCCGCTTGGGAATGTCGGCAAGGCGATGGGGCGGCTCAAGAGTACGAGCGTTGCTGCGTTCAAGGCAATCGGTGCAGCTGCACTCGTCGCAGCCGGGGCGATCCTCGCCTTCACCGCTGACGCGGTTCGCGGCGCAATCGAGGACGAGCGATCAACGATCCTCACCAACGCCGCGCTCAAGGCGCGTGGCTTTGCGCTAGATGAACTTGCACCAAAGATCGAGGAACAGATCAAGGCGGCGCAGCGCTTCGGCATCGCAGACGATGATGTTCGCGCTGGTCTAGAAGTCGGCTCACGATTCTTCAAGAGCCAGACCAAGTTGCTCAAGGCCAACGAACTTGCGATGACCATCTCTGCCGTCACAGGTCAGGACCTTGAGTCGGTAGTCTCGGCAATCGGCAAGGCAACTAACGGATCAACGCGAGGACTCGCTGCGATGATCGGACCGATTGAGAAAGGCGCGACTCTCAGCGATCTCTACGCACAGGGGATGGGCAAGTTCCAGGGCGTTGCAGAAGAACTCGCCAACAGCACAAGCGGCAAGTTCGCCGCAGCGCAGCAAACCTTCAACGAGAAGATGGATGTCTTCGGCGCGCAGTTTCTGCCTCTTGTCAGCGAGGCGATGACCTTCCTCGTTGAGAAGGTCTTTCCAGCGTTCCAGAAGGTGCTTGATGATGTTGGGCCGATCATCACTGACATCGTGGACAACTACATTCGACCGCTCTTTGACTCAGTTGGTGAACTGTTCGCGCTCTTTGACGGCGCTGACTTCAGCCTGCTGGACCTTGCCTTCGCTCCGATCAAGATCACGCTGACTGCGCTCAAGATCGCCATTGACGCCATCGTCGCTGGCATCAAGTTTATTCAGGGCAACCCTGTGGACAAGGCATCGTTCAAAGCGGCGACGGAGGTTGCCGGCGGCAGCAGCGTATTCGGACTTGGTGCCAGCACTGGAGGCGGCGGCTATGGCGGTGGGATGACAGGTGGCTACACCAGTTCCTATACAACCATTAGCCAGGCGCAGTTCACCATCGGCACGAAGGCCGTGAACGAACTCTCTTACAAGGTGAACCGCAACCTTGCCAAGACGTCGACGACCCCACCACGAACAGCACCAGGCGGCTCAGGCGGCGGCGGCAAGTAAATGGCGACGGCGCCCTTCCAACTCTGGGTAGACATCCCCAGCGTCGCCAGCGCGTCGCGCACGAGCAGCACCGTCACCATCACCACCTCGGCTGACAACAGCCTCGTCACTGGTCAGTGGGTTCAGGTTGAGGGCATCACTGGATCGGCTGGCACCTCGATGA